TCTAACAACTAGGAGTTGAACTCGCGTTTTGAGTTCGACTCTTTTTTTGCTATAAAAGTAAAAACCCTTGTTTATCAAGGGTTTTCGTGTACTGACTACGTTTTTGACTACGCTTCAAGGAATTTTAATAAGCGATCTGCAACATCTGACCGCTGTTTGTCGTTTAAATGTGTGTACATATCGAGTGTCGTTTGGATATTTGAGTGGCCTAATCTATCTGATATTGTTTTAGGTTCTATACCAGCTTCAAAGAGCAGGCTTGCGTGTGTGTGTCTTAGACTATGCACGCTAAATTGTTTCAGCTTGTGCTTACTAATAAAGGTTTGCAAGTCGTCTCTAAAATTAGCAAAGTCGAAGTAACCGCCAACAGTATTCGTTATGACGATATCTTTTGATTTAATACCGTGTTTAAAGAATAATTTCTTCTGCTCTAGCTTCCAATCTTTCAAAATTTGTACCGTGCTATCGTCCAGCGAGATCGTCCGTGTACTACGTTTGGTTTTAGGTGATTGGACGGACAGTCTACCATTGATGGAAACAAGCGTCCTGTTAATTGATATTGTTTTATTTTTAAAATCAATATCAGACCATTCGAGTCCAAGCAATTCCCCTCGCCTTAATCCAGTATAAGCAAGTGTGCGCCATGCAGTGTATAAGACTGGCTTTGCATCTTTTTTTGCCAGCTTGAGAAATTGGTTTAATTCCTCTTTAGTGAGTGCGATTTTTTCTTTTCGTGGTTTCTGCTGCTTTGGCCGTATGATTCTATCGACTGGATTGGTCTGGATAATATCAAGATGCATAGCATACTTAAATACTCGATTGATGATTGACATATAGTTTAAATAAGCTATGTATTTTTTGCTTAGTTTAATTACAATCTTCTGCATCATGGCCACAGATACGCTATCTATTCGGATATCTTTAAAATGATTCTCTACGATCGCTTCAAGATAATTCTTTGTATTCTGGTATGTCGTAGGCTTCACAGTCGTTTCATAACTCTCTAACCAGAGATCGGCTACCTCTTTAAAAGTAGGCTTGCTAGAGTGATCTGTAAATCCATTCTCTTCCACGGATAGCAGTAGTTCCCGTTCTGCTTTCTTTGCTTCTTTCTGCGTTTTAAACCCTCTACGGGTCGTGCGCTTTTGCTTTCCAGTAAATGGGTCAACTCCTAAATATGCTTGGAGCATATAGCGGGTCTCTCCGTCTTTAGTTAAATATTTTTTAATCATGACAAAATACCATCGATATGATATACTTACAATATCTTTCCTATCTACCGTCCCATTTTTCGGGGCGGTTTTTTTATTTATCTAAAATCATTTTACCGCCCTGCTCCTGTGCAATAACTTTCGCATTAACATCTAAAACGATAAGATTGGGAGCTTTGAAGTTCGGATCGTACTTTCTAAGTTCTTCCTCTCCTGATTGTTTGATTTTAAGCATACCATCTACCATAGGTTGCGCCTTTTGAATTTGTTCATCAGTTAGAGCTGTTGCGAGAGTGATTGCTATATCTTTTTCAGTCGAAGTTACAGTCGCAGTAGAGTCGACATCATGTACCCATGCTTTGAAATTTTCTAAAAAAACATCATAAGCAGAACGTCCTTGTAAAACATCACTGGAAGAAGTTGAAGAAGTCGATACTTCACTTGATGATGAGATTTGTTCCGTGCTTTGTTCTTGGCTTGGTTTACTTTCCGATTCTTGCTGACTGCATCCGGCCAATAATAGAGTGAGTGCTGCAATTGTTGCGAGTGTTACCTTTTTCATAAAAATGCCTCCCAGCTTTTAGTATGGTTCAGTAATTGCACATCTTTTTATTTATTTATTCTTTTATTTCTTTTAAAATTCTATTCTGTTCTTCTAAAAGTTCGATGACTCTATCTAGTTTCTTAACAGTCTCGTTTTGGGCATTCACTAATGCGCGTGATATTTTCACGTCGGCTACACTGAGAGCTTTCATGCTCTCGTTGTGGTTATTTATATTATCGTTTGAGCCAAAATTATAGGTATTGGTGTTCCCATTGCCACCAGTAACACTGTTTACGCCGTGATTGTCGCCGTGGATGATGTTTGCGCCGAAAGGCTCTCTAGGGACGTCGAATCCGAGAAGCCAAGCTTCGCTTACTCCAAAAGTTTTTGCTAAAAGCACCAATTTATCTTGGTCTGGGTTTGATTTTCCGCTTATATATTGAGAAAGCGCACTTTTTCCCATCTTTACATCTAATTCTTTTTGAAAAGGTTTAGATTTTTCTAATATCTCGACTTGTTTCAATCCTGTCTCGGCTATCAGCTGTCTCAACCTGTTAGTAGTGGTTTCTTTCATAATGCTTTTTCCTTTCTATCTATATTATACTGCGTTTTTTAAAAAAGTAAATACAAAAGTTCAAAAAAATTGAATATTTCTCTTGACAAAGTTCAACTGCATGTTATAATAGACTTATAAAAGTTCAAGTTGTTTGAACAAAGAAAGGAGAAAATATGGTTTTTAATTATTCAAAATTAAACGGGCGTATTGTAGAGCACTTTGGATCGCAAGCTAAATTTGCTGAGGCAATGGGGATTTCAGAACACAGTATATCCCAAAAAGTCAATAACAAGACTACTTGGAAAAACACTGAAATCCATAAAGCTTGTGAGCTGCTTGAAATATCAAACGCCGACGTTGGGGAATATTTTTTTAATCGAGAAGTTCAAGTTAATTGAACAACATTCTGATTAGAAAGGAGCAAATATGAAGCAATTAAAACTAAGTATCAAACCTAAATGTGAACCAAGCGAGGGCCAATGTCTAAACTCATCAGGATATTCAATAAAAATTAATGACTGGGAACTTGGTCGTGGCGTTACTGACTTTAAATTGGAAATGTTAGCAGACAAAAAACCAAAAGCCACCGTCACATTTACACCAGACATTATTGATGTAGATGAGATGATGGCAGTTGTAATGGTTCAAACATCACTGTCTGAACTCAATGAATAGACCGCTGAAATCTTCCTTGAGTAAACCAGTGATTTGACCAGATGAAATCAGTTGTTTAGCGGTATCTTTGAAATCATCTTCCTCAAATTCTGGAGCGTGGAAGTCGTGCCCTGTACCTGCTGGAATAGTTGGTTCAAGCGCAGCAAACTCAAGAATTTTATCAGCTAGAGTTTGATTGAAACTCATTACTTATCCTCCTTTCTTTTAGGATAAGTCAATTATAGCAAAAAAGCACCTCTAGGCGAGGCGCTTACAAAAAAATCTAAACAAATTATATCACGGGGGAAATGAAAAGTAAATGAACGAAATAACTTTATCAAATAATCTATCTCAGATAGAACTTGAAATCAGCCATCACAAGCAAATTGCTGGCCAGTCCATTTGGGAAATTGGCAGACGATTAAAACACGTTAAAGAAAACGATCTTACACACGGGCAGTTCACAGCATGGGTTGAAAATCAAGGAATTGCAATCCGTGAAGCTCAACGCATGATGAAAGTGGCTTCTGAGTTACCAAATACGACCACATGGTCGCATTTAGGAAGCAGAGCGCTCTATCTTATAGCTACACTTCCAGAAGAAGAACGAAAAGAGCAAATTCAACGCATTGAAGACGGTGAGAACCCAACGGTTCGAGAACTTGAAAACAAATTGAAGTTAAGCCGACAAGCGAATGAGCTTCTAAGGGGCGAGAACGAGGCTCTAAGGGCCTCTAAAGTCGAGGTGAGGGAAACAATCAAGGAGATTGTTCCAGACGATTACAGCGCCACACGGGAGCTAAATAAGCGATTGTTAGTGAAGAACCAAGAACTGTCTGACAGCGTGAAGGCTATGGAAGAGCGTTCTGAGTTTATCAATAACAAACTAAACGAGATGATGGCCCAGCGTGCAGAGGCTGACAGAAAATCTGCTCAGTACGATGAATTGACCAGAGCGATCGAAGAATCACAAGGACAACTAAACAACGTACAGAAGCAGATCTCAGCCTACAAGAACATCACAAGCCTTTTACAAAAAGGAAATGACTTCTTGGCAAGCATGGGCGGTCTGATCTACGCAGACGAAAAGAATGTCTTGAAAGCTGATGGAATCGTCCGAGACGAATTTGATAGTTTTATCAGTCGAGGGTTGAGATTTTTTAACGATCTAAACGATATTCGCAAAGAAAACAACATTTTAGAAGGAGAATTTGAATGACAAATGAAATTGCAAAAATCAACAATGATTTAACTACAGAAGATGTGATGATCCACGCATTGCAGGAATTAAAAAAGCTGAAAGAAGGACAATCCGTCTTATCAGCCGATGTAGATTATTTAAAAAATGAGCAACCAGTGAATCCGTCGATTTGCTTGGCGCTTGAAAAGATGCGAAAACAGAAGGTGGTCGAATTGCTTGGTGGTAAAGATAGCCAAGCCTACAAAGATCGCAAGTTTGCACAATCGGTATTCTCTCAAGCTGCCAAAGACTTCAAGGAATACTTCCGAATCCCTCGCTATGACTTGTTGAAACGCAAAGACGAAGAGCAAGCCTTTGACTACTGGGGAAGCTGGGAACCATCTGCAAATACCAAACTTGAAATCAAAAATCGGAATGGCCAAATGAGCTTGGTTGGTTGAAATGGCTTGGCAAATAAAAAAAAGCACTTTTGGGGAAAAGCGCTCAAATAAATTAACCAAGACAATTATACCACAGAATGGAGAAGTGGGCAATGATTGAAGAATTGATTAAAGAACAGATCAGAGAAATTTATCTCGAAGCGAAAGAACAAGCGAAAAAAGAATTATTGCCAGTTAGTCAAGCCGAATTGCAGGAAATATTTGGTTTTAGCAATGAATATCTAAAACGCTTGAAGCGTAAGGGGTTGAAATTCCGAAAACAAGGAAAGTACATCATGTACGACTTAAATGATGTGCATGAGATTTTGGAATTAGAGAAGGAGATACAACATGTATAGTGAAATTTTAGGATGCATGACAATCGCAGGAACATTCTTTGCAGCAGGCTTTGCTGGTGCGGTATTGGATTTCAAGCGTGCACAACGCAAGAAAGCCAGAAAAGCTAAACAAGATGCAATCATGCAACAGTATGAAGAAGATTTACAAGAAAAGTTTGATGAGGGCTACCAAGCATTTCAAGCTGATCTAGCGTATGCACGCAAACACTCTCATTCAGATAATGATTGGAGCATGATGGAGGTGTAAATGGCAGTAAATAGACGATATTACTGGTTACAACTCAAAGAAGACTTCTTCAAATCTAAGGAAATGAAGCTGATGCGAAAATTGCCTGGAGGCGAAGAGTTGACCATTATTTATCTGAAAATCATGCTGGCCAGTCTTCCAGACGAAGGAAAAATCTATTTCGAGGGTTTAGCTGAAGATTTAGCTGAAGAACTAGCGTTGCTGATTGACGAAGATACTGAAGCTGTCAGAATGGCGCTCATGTTTTTAACAAACAAAAATCTACTGACTACAAACGATAATTATCAATTCACTTTGGAACAAGTTCCAGAGATGATAGGTAGCGAAACAGCAAGCACCCGTAGGTCTCGCAGGTATCGCAAGGGTCAAAAAGCGTTGCAATGCAACACCGATGCAACAAAGTGCAACGGAGATATAGAGATAGATATAGATATAGAGAAAGATATAGAGCTAGACCAAGAGCAAGAACAAAAAAATGCTGTTGGTGGTGAAAACTTGGTTTTTAAAAAATTAAAGGAAGCCTTCGGTGAAATGAGTGTGAATGGCACTATGGTCGAAGAGGTCGAAAGACTACTTAAACAGTATGGACAAGAACTTGTAGTTTTAGCTTTAAACGAAACAATCCTAAATGCAGGTAAATCTCTTAGATATACTATGTCAATTCTCCAACGCTGGGACGGTCAAGGTTTGAGAACGGCTGAACAGATTAGGGTAGCTGACGAAGAATACAAACGGAAGAAATCTAACAAAACTCATGTTGATCCTTACGGGAATATTCCTTCTTGGTCCAATTTAAGACCAGAAAATCAGAAAGAACCAGAACCTGAAATGTCTGATGAAGAATATGAAAGACGGTTAAAGGAGTTTCTAGCCAGTGAATAAGATTGATTTTAAGAAAGTTAAAACTGACGGCAACCTATTTCGTGAATTTGAACGGTACATGAAAGGATACTTCAATACGAAGATCACAAAAGAACAGTTTTTAAACTTTGTAGATCTATGCGAGAAGAAAAAATTCTTTCTCAACCCGTTTCAGATGTGTGCATGGCTACTCAATAAACCTGTAGAGGTGATTGTGGACAGATGGTACGAGGCGAAAAGGATGAAATAAATGTTTTTCAGAAAAGCAAGAAGAATCAAAGAGCTTGAAAAGCTCGTAGAAATATACAGAAAGCAAAATATTGAACGTACGAATATTTTGAGGGTATTGCTAAATGAACGAAATGGAAGAAACGGAAATCGACTATAGAGATCCAGACTTATGGCTTTGATTGGGATCATTCAAACGCTATTTAGGCGATGATGACGAAGTATAAAAAATGGAGATAAAACAATGACAAATAACCAAGTGACAGTTAAAACAACAGGAGACTTTCTCACAAACCCACAACTACTGAGTGCGAAGATCGTAAAACAGTATCTTGACCCGTCTGGAAAAGCAAGCGATGAAGAACTAGCTTACTTTATTGCAACATGTAAAGAGCGCAATCTAAACCCATTTACCAAAGAGGTTTACTTTATCAAGTACGGCACGAACCCAGCACAAGTGGTTGTTTCGAAAGATGCGTTTATGAAGCGGGCGGAGCAGAACCCGAATTTTGACGGGTTTGAAGCTGGTATCGTGGTAGAAACACCAGAAGGCAAGATCAAGCAGATCACAGGTACGATCCACAGTAAGCATGACGAGCTTTTGGGAGGCTGGGCTAAAGTTCATCGGAAAGACCGTAGCTATCCTATCGAGGTAGACGCAGACTTCAAAGCCTACAACACAGGAAAATCTATGTGGGCTAAAATGCCAGAATTGATGATCCGTAAAGTAGCTCTTGTGTCTGCAATGCGTGAAGCATTTAGTGAAAATGTTGGAGGCTTGTACACGGCAGATGAAATGGAACAGGCACAACCTATTGATGTGACACCTAAAGAAACCCGTGAGGAAGTCATGAAGCGTAAACAAGCGCAGATTGAGCAGATGAAGCAGGAGCAACCAAAGAAAGAGGTTGAGCCAATCGCAAGCACGGAGTACCAAGCGGAAGAACTGCCTTTTGTAGCAGAAGGACTACCAGAAGACATTGACCTGCCATTTACTTAAAAAAGGAGACTCGGATAATGAAAGAAGCAGAAACAGTAAACCAGCTCGACAATATCCAGATCAATTTTGAACCTGCCAAGGTCGCATTTAGCGACTTTGGCAGGTTCGAGGCTGGAATTGAGCAAGCTATTGCAAAATACGGGACATTTGACCTTGAAGTCAACACGATTGAAGAAGTCAAACAAGCACGGACTGACTTGAACAAATTGAGCAAGAGCCTTGAAGATCGCAGAAAAGAAATCAAGGGTAAAATAAACGAGCCTTACACTGAATTTGAAAAGGTTTACAAAGTACCTTACGGCAAGCTGGAAAATTTGATCGATATCTTGAAACAACAGATAGATGGCTATGAGGACGCTCAGAAGGAATTGCGACAAGATACGGTGCGTAACTGGTTTAAAGAGAAAGCCCTTGAGGGCAATCTTAACCCAGACATCTTTGAGCAATATCTGGACGGTTATACCAAAGCTGGACAATTCAAAAAGGATAGCTTCCAACTGTTAAAGAAAACAGAAACGGAGTTAGAAGCTATTGTACTTGCTGAATTGCAAAAGCAAAATCAGAAAGATCAAGACATTGCAATCATCAGTAGTCAGTGTGCGACTCACAACATCGGACCTGCCACTTATATTCGGGCTTATGAAAGCGGTCAGACACTAGCAGAAGTGCTTGATAGCATTACTAAGGATGTCGAGAGCGCCAAGCGTTTCAAAGAAGAACAGGAAGCACGGGAACGGGCAGAAGCAGAACGCAAGGCAGAGATTGAACGTATGGCTAGAGAACAAGCAGAAGCAAGTATCAAAGCCTACGATGCAGAAACTGGCGAGGTTATCGAAGATGAACCGAAACCAGAGCCAACAAGCGACAAGTATGTTACTACTATCAAATTCTGGTTTGACCTTGAACAAGCGAAACAATTCAAAAAGTGGTTAGACACTCAGAACATCAAATTTGAAACAGTGGAAGGAATGAAGAAATGCTAAACAATGTATGCGAAGAATGGAGGGATGTTGTAGGTTATGAGGGTTTGTATAAAATCTCAAGCCACGGAAGAGTAAAAAGTTATCATGCAAGATATAAAAAGCCTAGAATTTTAAAAACTAGCATGACAACGACGGGCTATAGAAAAGTAGAACTCGCAAAAAACAAAGTAAAAAAGTCGCATAAAATCCATAGGTTGGTGGCTGAGGCATTCATTCCAAATGAAGGGAACAAACCCTATATAAATCACTTGGATAGTAACCCGCTAAATAATAATGTTAACAACCTAGAATGGTGTACACAAAAAGAAAACATGGTTCATTCTGCTATTTTCGGAAATCATAAAAGTCTTGCGTGGAAAAATAAAGAACAAGTTGTAACTGATTATATATCTGGCAAGTCTATCCGATATCTCGCTAAGAAGTACGCTGGAAATAGTTGCGTTACTATAAAGAACGTTTTAAAACGTGAAGGTGTAAGGATAAGAAACGTTTCTGAACAAAAAATGAAATATAAATACTCTAGGGAGGAAATGTTGTCCATGTTTGAAGAAGGTCTAAGAAATGTAGACATAGCAAAAGAATTGGGAATACCTAGAGTGTTAGTCAACACTTATAAACATAAATGGAAGAATGGAGAGAAATTATGTTAAATTCAACGTGCCTTGTTGGGCGCTTAACAAAAGACCCAGAGCTACGCTACACCCCAAACAATCAAGCAGTAGCAACTTTTAGACTAGCTGTTAACCGCAATTTCAAAGGCCAAAATGGAGAGCGTGAAACTGATTTTATCAACTGCGTAATTTGGCGACAGCAAGCAGAAAATCTTGCAAACTGGGCTAAGAAAGGGGCTTTGATTGGGATCACGGGACGGATTCAAACACGAAGTTATGAGAATCAGCAGGGTCAACGGGTATATGTTACGGAAGTAGTCGCAGATAGCTTCCAGTTATTGGAAAGTCGCAAAGACCGTGAGGGTGGGCAGTCACAGGGATATAGTCATCCAGACTTTTCACGGCAGACACAAATGAACGCAAACCCTATGGACATCTCAGATGATGATCTCCCGTTCTAAAAAATCAAAGGAGAAAAATAATGCCAAATTGGGCCAAAGGATCTCTTAAATTAAGAGGAAGAAGCAAAAATATTTCATCAGCATTGAAAGAAATGCTATTAAGCGACACTGTAACATTAGAAGAAAAATATGATGGTACTCTACTTGAATTCAACAACACAGCTCCCTATTTTTACATCAATGGTACAAGACGAGCATTTATTGACCAAAAACAAATAGAAGTTTGGCTTGAAGAAGAATTTTGTACCGTCGAACTTGATAATTTTAAGCAAGCATGGAGTGCTATTCCAGAAAATTATCAAGAAATTTCAAGTAAGTTTGATGTTGATATTAAAATTTTTACATTTGAGTGTGGCATGGAATTTACACAGGAAATTGAAATTTCAAAAGGTAAAATTATCAAAAACGTTTGCAATGAATACGATGATTATCAATGGGAAGTTCCATTCAGCAATTTAGGAGGATAAAATGACAGAAGGAATCAAATCGACATTATTATGACTTGGATTGAAGAACATTTTGCCAAGGAATACCCAGAAATCAAATCTATACAAGACGTCTGGGACAAGGACGATTTAGGTGGATATCAGACACAGCGGTATTCGAGGGAATTGAATAAAGTGATTGTCACTAACGACTTGACCGCTATTAGTAACGATCTAAATTCAATCGGGCTTACTTTGGCAGATTTTAAACAGCAACTAACTTTATTTTAAACAAGGAGAAACAACAATGAAACAACAAAAAGAATTTTACGCAATCGCACAAAATGGAACAAACAAATTTTTAGCAGGATATAAAAATCGAGAAAACGCATTGACGTTTAGCGCTGACTTTACTAGTGAGATTCGCTGTGCGTTGATTTTTGAAAAAGGAAATGAAAAATCAGAGAGATCTGTACACAACATTGCCGAAGCAGTAGGTGGCCGTCTTGTTAAAATCCAAGCGGAATACGAGATCACGGAAGAAGATGGATCAGAATTACAAGAGCCAGTACAAAGCAACGAAGGAAGTGACCACGATGCCATTGATGGATTCATCAAAAAAATGTTAGGGCTTTAAGATGATTAAATTAACAATACCTATCGAGCCAAAAGCCCAAACCCGCCCAAAATTTGGGCGAGGTGGGGCATACGAAGACCCGAAAATGAAATCATGGCGAAATTCAGCTACATACCTCATCAAAAGTCTATATAAGGGCGAGAAGATGCAAGGCTATCTTAAAACAGAAGTCGCGTTTTATCTGAAAGCACCTCAAGTTGTATCAAAGAAACCCACACCAAAAGCTAAAGCGAAAACGTGGGAGCGATATGAACGATTTATGAATGAGCAGATCTACTGTGCCAAAAAGCCAGATCTTGACAATCTGGAAAAGGCAATATATGACAGCATTTCAGACGCTAATTGTATTTGGTGGGACGATAACCAAGTTGTAGAACATACGACAAGAAAGCTCTACTCACCAAACCCACGAATTGAAATTAAAATTAAAAAAATTTAGGATATAACAACAATGAACAAAAAATTAGTTTTAGCAACAGTAGCAACAATCGCAGCAGTAGGAACAGCAACAGGAGTGAAAGCAGATGAATCAACTGGAACAACTACAGCAGGAAATGAAACAACTGCAGTCGGAAATACAGCAACACGAGAAGATGGAAATCAAGTATCTGAAACAGCGGGACCAAGCGAACAGAAAGAACCTCAAGGAAGCAATGCTACGGAAACAGAAAGAGGGGCAACTGGTGAACGTGAAGGAACAAATCAAAATGCTACAGAAGTTACCAAGTTAGGTGACCAAATAACCGTTAAAAACCCTGATGTTGACATGCACTTTACTAAAGGAGCAACGGGTAATGGAACGGGGAAATATGTTAATTTTAAGGTGGAATATAAAAATATCGACTTTCCTGACTCGATGACAATTAATGAGGGTGATCAAGTTGTTCTGCACATGCCTAAAGAAGTATCATTTCGTACAGACTTCGACTTCGATGTAAAAAACCCAGAAGATCAAACAATCGGTCACGCTCAAGCAAGTATCGAAAAAGGAACAGTCACAACAACTTTCAACGATTATTTTACTAAGCATCCATTGAACAAACAAATGGCTATGACATTTGATGCTGTATGGACAGAAGCTGTAACTTCAGGGGAAGAAACTACACTTAACTTTGATGGAACAACTAAGAAGATCATGGTAGACCCAGAACCAGAACTTGATCCAACAACTGAAAAATTCTCAAAATGGGGTTCGCAGGCTGAAAATGATCCGCAAGTCTTGCGATGGACATTTCGTTTGAATTTGTCAAAACAAAAACTTGAAAACCTCATCATCAAAGACCGCTGGACAGATAACCAAGAGTACGTTGAAGGGAGTCTTGAACCATTTTTTGTTGATGATGCTAAGACTTGGACAAACTACACCAGTGCTAAAGACTACCTTGATAGCTTCCATGTTTTAAATGGTGGTTTTGATCTTAAGATGAAAACCTTTGACCGAATCTTGTACGTTAACTATCGTACACGGTTAAAAACACCAGTCAAGGAATCAAATGATCCACTAAATGTAGTTTGGGCAAGAGATGGTGAGGGGGACACACTAGCAGATAACTATAATGCTCACATTGCCCTTGTCGGCGGTAAGGGACGAGCTTCTGGTGAAAACAAGCCTGAACCTACATTTGAAATTCCTAAGGAATCCCCAAAAGTAGAAATCCCTGAATTTCAGGGTGGCATCCCTGGCATTCCAGAAGTACGAGAAAAGCCTGAGTGGCAAGGTGGTACAGTACCATTTGATGCTCCAATCCTTGATAAGCCAGAAATCAATATCAAAGATATCCCTATGATGCCACCAGCTCCAATTTTGGAGAAACCAGAGCTTATCATTGACTTACCAGATCCAAAACGTGACGAACCAAAACCACAGCCAAAACAAGACAAGCCAAACACACCAGCACCAAAACAAACACCAAAAGTCGAAGAAGTAAAAATCAATAATCGTGTGGAAAATCACGCGCAAAACACGCGAAACGAATCTGAAGAAACAGTCAAAGCGTACAGTGCACCGGCTACGCTTCCTAATACGGGTTCTGAGAGCGCTCTCATTCTTTCGTTCGCTGGAATGTTTATTCTCAGCGGTATCACACGGATCGCTCTTAAACGTGAGGGTGAATAATTTAGGCTGGCAGATTTTAACAGATCTGTCAGTCGTAACCTCACAAACAATAAGACACTGACACGAAGCTAGGTGAGGGGTTTCGACCTGTATATCAAACTATAAAAAAATAAAAGGAGAGTCCTTTCTTTGCACGATTTTACATACTAGGAAATCTGATATACGTTTCCAAACGATCAACAGACTGCATAAGTCAAGATGATGATAGTTCAAAGCGATGTTGTTGATCCATTGCGTCCTAGATTGGCACGAGGCTTGGAAACCTCAGAGGGTTCGATTCCCTCTATAGGATTTAGGACGGGTGCATTCGTGGACTCCTTATAGTTTTTTGTTACATTTTTTACTGCTATCGACCCGTCCCGATAGCTGGCCAGCAGCAGTAAACAGGGTGGCGCAACTCCATCCGCTGGCCATTGCTCACTATAAATTTAGAAAGGTAGTCTTCTCTTTTTCGAAATATAAGAGGGCATGAGCACCCCTCTAAGTTTTGAAAAAGTTGGAACAGACATGGAAATTGAATTAATTAAACGGTCAATTAGATTAGATCGACAGCGACTACAAGATACGAGCAGTAACTCGCTTATACAAAAAAACATTGGCAAAACAGCAGTGGTTGGAAGATCACGAGCGATTAAGGAAAGGATCAATAAAAACATTATGGCATTAGAAAATGAATTGGTAACACTAACCAAGAAATGGTTTACAGATCGCGATCTTGAAAATGGTGGACGATTAGACAAGCAATCACTTAAATTAAGTGAAGAATTCGGAGAGTTATGCGCTGGATACCTCAAGCAGAATGAAAAGCTGACGAAAGACAGCATCGGTGATTGTGCGGTTGTTATCGTGGGACTTGCAATGCTACTCAGAAGAGATGTGCATGGTATCTTTGAGAGAGCGGATGACATTATACCTAAAGAAACGATGGAAAGTTTTAGATTGTTAAATGCAAACATTTCTGAGTTTCAGCTATCACAGGATTTGGCAAGCAAGGAAATGTGCTGTCACAATCTAGTACGTGTAGTGGCTTATCTAAAATCAATTAGTAAGGCACTGGACTACGACTTCACAGATTGCTTTGAGCTGGCCTACAACGAAATTAAAGATCGCAAGGGTAAATGGATTAATGGAACGTTTGTTAAAGAGGAGGATTTGAAGAATGAATAAACAAGAGTTGATAAAACGTATTTCGGAGCTGCCTTATTCAGAAGGTCCTATAGCAGATATAGTCACAGTAAATAGAAATTGGATATTGGAATCTATAGAACAACTAGACAAACCGCAGGAAGTCACAATCCCGCAGTTTGTGGCGGATTATATTAAATATGCCATAGAGAATGATTGGGATTTTCAAGATTTATTTAAGCGTATAGAAGACGAAGAAGATGAAGAACTTCTGAGATGGGTTTATCACGAACGTAATCAAGAAACGCTTGCTGCCGCTTGGATCAATGGCTACACAGTCGAGAAAGAGAAGCGGTATCTGGTGAAGATGAAGGGTGTGGATTCAAGAACTAACTATTTATACTATGGGGTTGGGTCAAAGACATGGTTATTTAAGGCAAAACTTATTGATGGGAAATTTAGAAAAAGTCATACCCGCAAAGAACTAGAACAAGACAACTTCGGATGGGTGTTTGATTGTCCAGGGATTGAAATTGAGGAGGTGAAATAGTTTATGAAAAATAGACAGGATAAACCTATTATTGATCCTTTGACATATTTGGTAAAAGTAGAGTTAGCTGTCCAGCAGATGATAAAACTTGGTGAAATAGATAGAGAGTTGTTTGAGAAATATTATGAGGAGGTGGAAGAATGATACAAAAGTATAGAGCTTGGGATACCAAGAACAATGAAATGTTTAAAGATACTTTTGCAATAACAGAGGGTGGAGAAGTTGTAGTGGTTGAACAGGAGTTTGTCACATGGGCTCCAGATTATGTTTTTGTTGACCATCTAGTCATCATGCAATCAACAGGCTTGCATGATAAGAATGGCAAGGAGATCTTTGATGGGGATATTGTCACAGATGGAGACGTGACAAGCGATATTAAATATCATCAAACATTAGGATTTTATATGATTGGTAAATATGGTTTTAGTGTACCATTCGGGCAAGGTGTAGATGTAGAATATTTTGAAGAATTTGCTGATCATGTATCTAAAACATTTGAAGTAGTCGGAAACATCTACGAAAATCCGGAATTGTTGGAGGTGGAGTGATGTCACTAAATAAAACAAGGAAACGATTGATTAGGAAGTATCGTGGATTATACAACAGCCGTCTTTTAGGATTAAAAATAAAAACGGCTGATGACAAGAAATGGTCAATACTTTCGCCAACAGTCGAATATTTTGATCCAGACTGTATGGTCATGAAAGCGGGAGTTATTGATACCAGTGTACTATCGAGTGGTTACATCAATCTAGCGAATAAGGAAATAACAATCAGTTTTGAGCTTTCAAAAAAAGGAAATAGAAAATTGAGAGAAGCTTTGAGGGGGTATTAATGGATAAACAAAAAGTTGTTATTGATAATAGTTGGTTTGAAAATCCTCAAAACAATTCCTTACCAGATATAAGAGATCCTTATGAGTTTGTATGTAGTCCTGATTGTGATAATCCCAATGATTACAATATAATGTGAGGTGGAATGATGACAGAGATTAGGTTGCAAAACCCATATGTGGACGAAATTATCAAAGTGAGAGAAAGTTACGCACAAATTGCCAAAATGCTAGAATGGCTTGCACAAGGCAATATAGATTATCTCCAACTGATTCAAGTTGAACCAGAAGAACGAATGATCACTATAAATCCTAAACATTTTGCAAAAATTGATTTTAAAGTTGATGAGGTGGACTAATGGACTTATTAACTGTTATATTCGGGCTCTTGTCTATTGCGTGGCTCGGAGGTCTCACAGTGATCAGTATCGCTATGTGGAAAGAAGGACGAGAAGATGACGAATAATGATAAGATGATACGTGCGAATTTTGCGTTTATCCTTTTTGTCCTAATCACTGTATGTGTCAATCTGAATACGCGAGTACGGGTGCTCGAGACGAGCAACAGCGATCTACAGCGAACAATCCAAACACAAAAGGACGAGCTCGAAAAAATCGAAGAAAAAAACACAATGCAAGACGTGATAATTAACAAATTGAACAATGATTATAATTCACGTATGGCCTGGCAATTACAGGAGGTAGCCGATGAAAACGGAGTTGGAGGGTAATATGACACCAGAAGAATTGTGTCAGATGATTATGGATAATATCATGAGAAGTGCTGAGCTAATCACGATTAAGACTGGGGAAGACGATGGAATTGAAAAAAGAATTTTTCCAGGAAGCAGACAAGGCGATATCTGAGTTTGACTCTATCTATGATTTTTTCAAGGCCGTCAAAAGTCACAACGCTTACCAGGACGGGGCGCGGTACATGTCTTATAAACAGAAAAATAAGATGCCGTCTGCTGCAATTATCGCAAGATTCGTTGGATTCGTCGAGACTGATCTACTCTACGAATGTATGAAAGAATCACTTGATAAAGTAGGTCCAGGACGGTCTAGTGAGGACGTGGTGGAGCGCTTCTACCAAGAGAATCATAATTATCAACGGAATGAGAAACGCAAGCGAGAACGTAGATTAAGACGTAAACTGGAAACGCTGGATTTAATCTTTGAGATGGAAGGGTGGGATTGAATGCTTTTTGGAGAAATACTGAAGAACAAAACAAAGGAGAATGCAGACAATACACTCAAGAATTACCGCGTATTATTAAGAATTGCGGGGGAAGAATACAGCCCCAAAGTAACAGCTACTTACTCCCTGGAACCAAAGAGCGCGCCAAGCTCCCCAAGCCGTCAAACTGAACAAATGGTTATAAGACGGGTCAGCGCCCAGCAAGAGCTGGAACTTATGGCATCAGCTATTAATAGACTGTCTGATCTCAATCTATCGCAGATTTTGATTGAGCGATATTGCCGAGTACGGTTTAGACAAGACAAGGCTATCTATCCGAGTCTTGGATATTCAGAAAGTGAGTACTATAGATTGCTGGATCGAGCTTTGTTAGAGTTCGCAGAAGCATATAAAGCTGGGGAACTGCTAGAATACAGATTTCTGGGAGATAATTGAAAGAAAGTAGGGAGTAAAAGCGCTGTATTAGGTGGTATTGTAGTATTATCCAATGAAGTAGGAAGGAGCTGCGCCATTTGGTTGTCTCCTTATAGTAGGTTGCTGGGTAACTCAACGGTAGAGTGGCGGACTATTAACTGTAAATGCGGGTTCGATTCCCGTCCCGGCTATAAAAAGCACCGCAAAAAATAGAAAAATGAAAGTGACCGATGATGTAAGTTTGGTGCTACTTACTAGGCCCTTTGAAATATTTTGTCAACGAGGACAAAGTAGACCATATAACCCGAGAAGCGCGCATCGTCAAGGTGTGCTCTTTTTGGTGCTTGGAGAATAAAATGAAAATTGAAAAAATCAATATTTCGGAAATAACTGAATATGAGAACAACGCGAAGCTACACCCTCACGAACAAATTGAACAGATCAAAAAATCAATCCAGGAGTTTGGGAACAATGACCCGATTGCGATTGATGAAAATAATATCATCATCGAAGGCCACGGACGCTATAAGGCCTTGAAAGAATTGGGGTTTGACGAGGTGGAAGTGATTCGCCTATCTCACATGGATGATGAACAGAAACGTGCTTACATCCTTGCTCACAATAAATTGACAATGAACTCTGGGTTTGATATTGAGCTTTTGAACTCGGAACTTGAAAGCATCGTAAATATCGACATGGAAGATTTTGGGTTTGATTACTACGAGCCAGAGTCCGAAGTTGAAGAGGATGATTTCGAGGTTGAAGAAACAAAGGAACCAATCGCGAAGCTGGGAGACATCTACCAGCTCGGACGTCACCGTCTTATGTGCGGTGACTCCACCGATCCAGATCAGCTTGCTAAATTGGTAGACGGACAACAGATTGACTTGATTGTGACAGACCCGCCTTATAACGTAGCTTATGAAGGTGGAACAGAGGAAGCTCTCACGATTATGAATGACAGCATGGACAATGAATCGTTTAGAAAGTTTTTGAGAGACGCGTTCTTTGCAGCAGATACTGTCCTACGTGAAGGGGGAGCATTTTATATCTGGCACGCCGACTCAGAGGGTTACAATTTTAGAGGTGCTTGCTCTGATATTGGCTGGACAGTACGTCAATGTTTAATCTGGAATAAGAACACATTGGTTCTGGGGCGTCAAGATTATCAATGGAAACATGAACCTTGCTTGTATGGATGGAAAGAGGGAGCAGCACATTACTTTGTGAATGACCGTTCTTTGACTACCATCATCGAGGATGTGGAAGAGTTGAATAAAATGACTAAAGCAGAGCTAATCGAGTACATTGAGCGTATGCAGGCTAACTCTCCTACAACTATCATTGACGAGAATAAGCCGACCAGGAATGGCTTGCACCCTACTATGAAGCCATTGAAGTTAATTGAACGGCTGGTACGGAATTCTAGCAAGAAAGGCTGGAATGTGCTTGATAGCTTTAACGGCTCTGGCTCGACTATGATTGTTTGCGAAGATTTAGGGCGGACCTATTTTGGTATGGAGTTGGACCCGCGATATGTGGACGCTACAATCCAACGCCGGGAGGAACACACGGGCCAGACGGCAGTTAAATTGAACTAATGACATTATTTGAAAAGGAAGTGAGGCGATGGCTAATGAGGGCAATTTGAGAGTACCAACCTCGGAAGAAGCTCGAGAATATGGAAGAAGAGGTGGCATTGCTTCTGGGAAAACACGTAAAAGAAAAGCGAATATAAAAAAGACGCTTGAAGCTCTACTTGTTTCCAAAGTTTCAAACCCTCAGCTCTCTAGAGTACTACAGGATATGGGTTTTGAGGACGACTACGAGTCAGCACTTCTCTTGGTAGCAATGCAGAAAGCCTTAAAGGGCAGCTCGCGTCACATGGAGCTGATATCTAAGATAGTAAACAGCGAGGGTGCGAAAGATACGCTTGATAAGAAAGAACAGAAAGCACGTATCAAGGCTCTTGAACTTGAGAATAAACGTAAGGCCCAAGTGTTAGACGAAGCGGGAGGTGGTGCTGATGAGTCAATCCTCATCATCGACGATATCCCGAACGACTAAGCCGACTATAAAACTAAGTAAAGAGATCAACCCTAAGTTTTATAAAGTATGGCGGTCAGCAAAGCCTTACAACATTTTAAAGGGTGGCCGTAACTCGTTTAAATCGTCAGTCATTGCTCTCCTGCTTGTCTTTATGATGATTAAGGCTATAACCCAGGGGCAATGTGTAGAGATTATCATTGTCCGTAAAGTTGGTAACACAATCTTTGATAGCGTGTATAAGAAGATAATATGGGCGCTTGATAAGTTTGGCATGGCTAATCAGTTCAAGCGGACTAAAAGCCCTTATAAGATCGTACACAGGCGGTCTGGTTCGACGTTCCACTTCTACGGCCAGGACGACTTCCAGAAGCTGAAATCGAATGAGGTCGGAAAGGTTATTGCTGTTTGGTACGAGGAAGCAGCAGAGTTTGCTGATTCGGAAGAGTTTGACCAATCAAACAGTACATTCATGCGTCAGAAGCACCCAGACTACCCGTTCGTTCAATTTTTTTGGTCGTATAACCCGCCTCGTAACCCGTATAACTGGATTAATGAGTGGGTTGATTCGTTACGAACAGCGGACAAGTATTTAATACATGAGTCCAGCTACCTGGACGACGAGCTGGGCTTTGTTACTGAACAAATGCTGGACGAGATAGAGCGTATAAAGACTAATGATTACGACTATTACAGGTATTTATACCTGGGTGAGCCGGTGGGGCTTGGTACAAACGTGTATAACATGGACTTGTTTAAACGCGTAGATAAGATCCCAGATGGTGAGCGTGTCATAGGTCAGCTATTCGCAGCAGATACCGGGCACCAACAATCAGCAACTACTTGCTTACACGCAGTTGTTACTAACAGATCCAATCTCTATCTTGTGGATAACTACTACTACAGCCCTGCTGGCAAGGTCAAGAAGAAAGCTCCGAGCGTTTTGTCTAAAGAGCTTCATGACTTTGTTATCAAACAAACACAGAAATATCCGAATGTACCAGTAATTGAAATGACGATAGATAGTGCGGAGGGAGCATTGAGAAATCAGTATCTAGAAGACTTCGGTATTCGCTGGCACCCAGTAGCTAAGAAGAAGAAAATAATAATGACAGAATACGTCCAGTCGCTCCTTGCGAATGGTCGTTTTTATTATTTCCCAACCGAGAACAACCTCAAGTATTTTATTGAGGAACACAAACGATATCAGTGGGACGAGAAGACAGTAAAAGACGACGACCCGAAAGTCATTAAAGAGGACGATCACACTTGCGACGCGTTTCAGTATATGGTCGTTGACAATGCACAACTATTAAGATTAAAAGCCTAGAGAAAGGTTTGAAATGAGTATCTTACAATCAATAAGAAATATTTTTAAGAGGGGTAAATATGTAATGACAAGCCAATCATTAGGCAATATCACAGAACATCCTAAAATCGCAATTAACAAGGACGAATACGATCGTATTCAAAAAAATTTGAAATACTACCAGAGTAAGTGGGACCCTATCCGGTATCGCAATTCAAACCGCGTTGATAAGCAACGGGCCAGAAATCACTTGCCTATCGCACGGACGGCTTGTAAGAAAATTGCCAGCCTGGTATTCAACGAGCAGGCAGAGATAAGCGTTGCGAATAGAACGACAAACGAGTTTATTCAAACTGTCTTGCTGAATGACCGTTTTAACAAGAACTTCGAGCGATACCTTGAGAGCTGTTTGGCTTTGGGCGGTCTTGCTATGCGTCCATACGTTGACGACGACAAGATCAAAATTTCATTCATTCAAGCCCCTGTATTTTACCCGCTACAGTCTAACACACAGGACGTATCTTCTGCAGCGATTATCAACAAGAGTCAAAAGACAGTAGGCAAGGAAACAATCTACTATACTTTGATCGAGTTGCACGAATGGACCAAGGATAAGAAATACACAATCACTAATGAGCTGTATCGCTCGAGCGAAAAGGAGCGCGTTGGTGACCGTGTACCATTATCCGAGATCTATGAGGACTTGGAGGAAGAAGTAACGCTTGACGGGCTTACACGGCCGTTATTTACGTATTTAAAACCTCCTGGCATGAATAACAAAGATATTAACAGCCCTTTAGGCTTGTCTATCTTTGACAATGCTAAAAGCACTATTGACTTTATCAATACCACTTATGATGAGTTTAAGTGGGAAGTCCGAATGGGCCAACGGCGCGTATTAGTGCCAGACCAAACTGTCCGGATTGGTTTTGACCATCACGGAGATACCGATTTAGTCACGCGCGAATTTGATCCAGAGCAGAATGTCTATGAACAGATTGACGGTGGCAAAGATATACCTATCAATATCACAGACCTTACAACTCCTATCCGTTCGGACGACTATATCAAAGCTATCAACGAGGGCCTTGCGCTCTTTGAGATGCAGGTCGGAGTGTCGCCTGGTATGTTTACGTTTGACGGCAAGAGCATGAAGACTGCGACTGAGGTTGTATCCGAAAACTCTGACACGTACCAGTTAAGAAACAGCATCGTGAGCCTTGTAGACCAGTCTATCAAAGAGCTTGTGATCTCTATTTGTGAGATTGGTAAGCTGTACGGCTTGTATAGCGGACCTATTCCAGAGATGGACGATATCACAGTTAACCTGGACGATGGTGTCTTTGTCGATAAAAACAACGAACTGGACTACTACGCTAAGGCTTTGTTAAGTGGCCTTGTCAGCAAGCAATACGCTATTTCTAAGGCGCTGGGCTTGTCAGATGATGAAGCTGCACGAATGCTCGCGGATATCAAAAAGGAAACCGCGGAGAGTATGGAGCTAGAGCGTAGCACCAGCGAAGTTGATATTTATGGAGAGTGAGTAAATGGCGCGTAACAAGTACCCGGTATTATTTAACGAGGAGCAGTTAGAGTTGCGCGCTTCGCAGGTTGGTGATATCTATCATCAGATGGCGCGTGACCTATTCGATGAGGTTATTGATAGGTTGCTAGAGCGTGGGGCTGAATCTTTAGCTGATAACCCGTATATCTGGCAGTTGGAGCGAATGAACCAGATGCACATGCTAAATAAGCAGAATCTGGACACTATTGCGCGCTACTCCAAAATAGGCCGTGAACAGCTCCGTAAGGTCATTGAGGACGAGGGTCTTAAAATATATCAGAGCACAAAAGAACAGCTCTTAGACGACCTCAGAGAGGGCGATTTTGGCAATTCTAACCATGCGCAGGAGTTGCTCGCTGGGTATTTTGAACAGTCGCACGGTGATATTAGTAACTTGATTAATACCACGCTTCCAGGGATTGTAACAGATGTGTATCGTCAAATGGTCCAGGAAGTTGTAGCCCGTCAAGTGGTCGGGCTAGTAACTCATGATAAGGCTGTATCTCAAACGGTCATGAAATGGCAGGAAATAGGCTTTAAGGGCTTCATTGATCGCGGTGGTCACTATTGGAAAGTAGACAACTATGCCAGAACGGTTATTAAAACCACTGTCATTCGTAGCTACCGAGAAATGCGGACAATGCCAGCGGACGAGCTTGGTATTGATACCTTTTATTATTCTAAAAAGGCCACGGCTCGCGAGGCTTGTGCTCCCTTACAGCACCATATTGTGACCTATGGACCAGCGAGGGAAGAACATGGTATCAGTATTCTATCACTTGCGGATCACGGCTACGGGACGGCTGGAGGCTGTCTTGGCATTAACTGCGGACATATGCTTACTCCATTTGTGCCTGGTATAAACGAATTGCCAGAACTAGGGCCGGACGTTAAGAATGTAACGCAAGAAGAAGCTATAAGAAATGCTAACGCACAATCTAAACAAAGAGCATACGAGCGAGCTATTCGCAAGTCCAAGGAGAAGTTACACGTTGCCGAGAAGCTGGGCGACCAGGAACTTATCAGCAAGTTTAAAACCAAAATCAGAGACCAACAGGCAACCCTGCGAGATTATATCGCAGATAAGCCTTTCTTACATCGTGACTATGCGAGAGAAAGGTATTTCAAACCTAATGAAGATTAAAGGCTTTTATAGCCTTTTTATTTTGCTCCCTTTCTGGATAAGAGGTGATTTCCTCCTTTTTTCTTACCTCTTGCGGGATCGTTACCCGCTGGGAGCTTTCGTTGACGGACGTAAACCGTCGAAATCGTCTACTGGACGTAAAACAGGAAGGAGTTTTAGACATGAGTTTAAAACGTGAGATGTTAGTTGAGGCAGGTATTGAAGACAAGGAAACTATTGAGCGCATTATGGCAGCGTACGGGTCAGCAATCAAAGAAGCCAGATCTGAAGTACAGGCAGAAAACGACAGCTTGAAAACACAACTTGAGCAACGGGACCAAGCTATCAAGGACTTACAGGCTAAAGAGGGAGCTAGTGAAGAAGCCAAGAAACAACTGGAAGACTTACAAGCCCAATTTGAAAGCTACAAGACAGATAGCGAAGCGAACCTTGCACAAGTTAAAAAAACCAACGCGGTTGCATTGGCTTTGAAAGACGTGGGAGCGCATAACTCCGAGGACCTTATGAAGTTTATTGATCTTGACAAGATCGAGCTTGCAGAAGACGGCAAACCAAAACTAGAAGAAACTATCAGCGGTCTAAAGGAATCAAGCCCTTACCTTTTTATTCAAAAGGAAGAACCACAGGAACCACAGCCAAAGTTCTCGCTTGGTGGCAATCCGTCCGCTGGTGGTGATGATAACCTCAGCGCGGAAGAAAAAGCTCTATTTGCTGGCTTTGACAGCATTTAATAACTAAAGAAAGTAGGAAAAACCTATATGACTATTAACTACGCATCAAAATTTGACGTAAAAGTAGATGAGCGCTTTGCTAAAGAAGCCCTTTCTGCTGGGATCATCAACCAGGATTTCGATTTCACTGGTGTAGATACCGTTAAAGTGTACTCAATCCCAACAACAGCAATGAACGACTACGCCCTTACTGGTAACACCCGTTACGGTACGGCTGCTGAATTGGAAAACAATGTGCAAACATTGACACTTACCAAAGACCGTTCATTCACGTTCACGATCGACAAACGCTCAGTACAAGACACGTTGGGAACTTTGGAAGCAGGTAAGGCTCTTGCCCGTCAATTGGTAGAAGTTGTTATCCCAGAAGTTGATAAGTACCGCTTTGCCAAAGTCGTTGCTGGTGCTGATACAGATCACGTTAAAACCGGCGCGGTTACTAAAAACAACGCGTATGAAGCAGTCCTTGACGGTCAAGTGAAATTGACTGACGCGCTTGTGCCGGAAGAAGGACGCAAACTCCACGTATCTCCTGAGTTTTATAAACTCATCAAACTTGATCCATCGTTCGTTAAAAACTCTGACCTCGGTCAAGAAGTATCGTTCAAGGGTCAAGTTGGAGCTATCGACGGCTTGCCTGTTATCTTGACTCCAACTTCACGCCTGCCAGAAAACGTAGCATTTGTTATTGCGCACCCTATCGCAACTACTTCTCCTGTTAAACTAGAAGACTACAAGATCCACGATAACCCACCAGGAATCAACGGCTACCTTGTAGAAGGTCGTATCCGTTACGATGCCTTTGTCCTTGACAGCAAGAAGAAAGCGATCTACGTTCACAAAACAGCGTAAGGAGTAACAAATGGCAGAAGAAGTAAAAACAACTAAAACAGAAGCGGTAGCTGAAGAAACTGGGACAGTTTTGGTAAAAGGAGATGTAACATTTACTATTACTGACCCTAACCTGGTTTCTGCTTTTTTGACTAGCGGTTATGAGATCAAGGAGTAACGTATGGCGAAATATAAAGCTACTTGTAACTTTTTGATTGAGTCAACAGATCAAAACTTCGACGAGGGCAAGGTCTACGAGTTGACGGCTGCAGAAGCAGAAGAAATCAACCAAAAGACAAGCCTCGCCTTTGGCGAGGAATGGTTGGAACTTGTTTCTGATAGCGAAACCGTGGCCCAAAAGGTGGCCTCTGAATAGGAGGTATCATGGCATACTTAACGCATGAGGAATATCGTGAGTTAGGTTTTGACAGTACAAGCGAGTTTGAAGCGTTACTTAAACGGGCTGAGCTTGCTATTAATCTATTTATCCGTCATTATTATGACTTCCATGATTTTGACAAAGACCATAAGACACGCAAAAAGGCAGTTAAACTTGCTACGGCATACCAGATCCAGTACCTGGACAGCACGGGCATTTTAACGGCTGAGGATAAACAGACAATCGCAAGTACTACACTAGGCCGTACATCGGTATCGTACAGCTCAAATAACGGCTCTAGAGCGTCTGAAACGGCATCGGGGTATAATCTATCCCTTGACGCTTTTAACGCTCTAAAATCGGCTGGTTTTCTGTATAGCGGGGTGGATTATGGTCGTTATTGATAAACGGACACTAGTGGACTCGGTGACGATTGCAAAACCAACAGGTAAAAAAGACGGGTGGGGGAAAGATGAATTCTCCTACCCTATTCTTTTAAGTCCGGTGCGCTTCGACCGTAACTTTGACGGCCCTGGGTCAGTCAATAACCCGTCCGGACAGAAGAACCCGTCATTTAGAGCGCCTGGTGTTATCTTCGTATATCCTCGCTATTGCAACGTTGAGCTTGATTCGTCATTCAGAAACTCGATTGTAAAGGACGGTGATGATGAGTATATCGTGAACAAGATTGTACCTGTTTACGAACCATTCAATCGCAAGGTCTTTTGCTACGAAATCGAGGTGATGTGATGGGTATCAATGTCACGATTGATTTGAGCGGAGCTACCAAGAAAGTATCGCAAGCGTCAGAACGTAAAGCACAGTTAGAGATAGCTGACCAAGTCTTATCAGATATGGAACCGTATGTGCCGCTACTGAATGACCCGCTACGCACTAGCGGTCATGTTGAAGGCAACGGAACCCGGATTGTCTATAACACACCATACGCACGCGCCCAGTTTTACGGTGGTGCTTATAACAAGTACCGCAGTTTTAGCTTTAGCAAGTATACAACCCCTGGAACCGGGAAGCGCTGGGACCTAAAGGCATCAGCAAACCACGGGAACAAGTGGGCAGAAGTCGGATTGAGAGCAATGGGGTTTAATAAATGAAAAGTAACAATGATTTTAACGTTGTTTTGCGCGATTTTATCAACACCCTCGGTCTACCGCTTGCTTGTGAGCTTGACTTCCTAAGCGAGTTAGACTCTTTGGTCCTTTATCCGTTGCCAGGAGGTAAGGTTGAGCGTGTTTATATGGACGGGTCGCGAGATGTGAGCCTTATCTTTGAAATCGCAGTCAAGGTTAAGAACCAGGTAACAGCTAGCGAGTGTCTTTGGGAAATTAACAAGGCACTTTCTGAGTTTGATCTAGTCTTACCAAGTCAAAACAACTCATATATTTTTAATAACTTAACTACAACCCAACCATCTCTAAACGAACGGGACGAGCAGGGTTTTTACATTTACTTGCAGGACATCACTGCGAGTCTCACTATTTTAAATACGAAAGGTAACTAATAAATGGTACGTAACAAGAACGCCCTACGCGGGCATTTTATCGCACAAGTAACAGATCCAAAAGTTGAGCCTGAAAAAACAGCTTACATGGAAATTGCGAAATGGATCACGGACGTAGATGATGACACAGATGAAACCACGACATCTACTGCCTACTACGACGGTGATGGCACTGAAGAAACCACTGTAACCGGTGTCAAAGAAGCATATTCGTTCAAAGGAACCTATGACGGCGAAGACCCAGCTATGAAGTATATTGCTGACCTGAAACGCAAGACTGCCAACGACCGGATTGTATGGCACAAAATTGTAGACTCTGACGGCAAGAACCAGCACGTCGGTATTGCTACCGTTACTGGTATCAAGGCCGGGTCTGGGGCCGCTGCAGACTACGAGGAATTCTCTTGTAAAATCTCTTACAACTCAATTCCAAAAACAACTGCAGTCGTGGGCTAATAGTTAGAAAGTAAAGCGTTCCATTTTGGGACGCTCTTTTTTGTGCATTAAAGGAGGAAAAATCATGTCTATTTCAATCGAATTAAACCGCAATTACATTCCCATTAAAATCGGAGAAATCGAACTCCAATTTGATACATCACTAGAGAATATCTCACGTCTTGCATCGCTCCAAGAGGAGATCGCAGAACGTTTTAACAAGTATCAGTTAGAGCTTATTGAGCGGTCTAACAATGGAGAGTTTGACGATCTCAAAGAGGGAGTTATTAACAAGCAAGTTATTGACGAAGCCTTTGAAATGCAGAAGAAAATGACGGAGATCAAGTATGATGTCTTATTCGGGAATGGTACCTTTGCCAAACTCTATGAACGTTATCCAGATCTTGACGCTTTGGATCATGCATTTGATGAGGTAGATACCATGCTAGGAGCTGAACTTGACCGTCTAGGTCAAGAACGGGCCAAAGCATCGGGTGCGGTTGCTGAGTCGTTTGTCAAGAAAGCAAAAGCGAAAAAGACTAAGAAAACCAGCAAAAAATAAAAAGGGGGATAGCTCATGAAATTAAATGAGCCAATACAGGACTCCTTTGAATTGAACGGGCACCACTACGAAGTGGACTGCTCCTTTGACCTGGTGCTTGATGTATTTGAGATGTTTGACAACGAAGTCATGAATAATCTCGAGAAGATGCGTACAGCGGTTTTAATGATGACGGACGAAGCCTTGGATAATCCAGAGGATATCGTTGCCGTGTGGGAATATATCGACGAGCATTTTTTGAGGACAAAAAAAGAGCGCGTGGTTTATGACCGGCAAGGAAACCCTATGCCAGTGGCCAAGGACGAAGACGAAGACGTGCGTTTGATTGACTTTGAAGTAGACGCGCAGGAGATATACGCGAGCTTTGTGCAAGCGTACAACATCAACCTCTTTGAAGCACAAGGCCGCCTTACATGGCCCGAATTTATCGCATTACTGAACGGTATGCCGGAGGGTACGGCTGTATCTCAATTAGTAGAGATACGGTCTTGGAAACCCTCAAAAAACGATAGTAGCGAGTACAAGGCCAAAATGAGACGGCTACAAAATAAATATAGATTAGACGGAAAGGAGGGAGATGAATAATGTCAGACGGAAAAATAGTAATTGATGTCCAGGTAAACGGCAAGAAACTGACAGAGTTATCAAGCGCCTTGAAGCGTTTAGAAAGCGAAGCCCGTAGATCGGGCCAAGGTGTCAAAAGCGCTGGAGACGGTATCCAGACAACTGGTGACAAGGCTTTAAGAGCTGGGCAAGGTTTTAAACGAGCCGGTGACCGTATGGCCGAAGGTGCCAAGTTGTCGGAAACATCAAGCAACGGCTTTCGTCGTGCTGGTGACAAGATTAAAGAAAGCTCCGAAATTGCTTCAAACTCTGGGAATGGTTTTAAACGTGCCGGTGAGAAGATCAAAGAAAGCTCAGATATTGCTGGGCGGTCTGGTGACGGCTTTAAGCAGGCAGGGGAGAAAGTAAAAGAAAGCTCTGATCTCGCCCAAAGGTCAGGAGATGGCTTTAAACAAGCATCTGGAAAGATCAAGTCAGCTAGTAACGAGGCTAGCTCTGGCGGTGAAGGTTTTAAACAAGCCGGACACAAGGTGAAAGCCTCTGGCGAGGAAGCCAAGGGTGGCGGTGCTGGGTTTAAAAAGGCTGGTGAAGATGCCAAGGCTGGCGGTGACAAAGCTGGTCAAGGTGCCAAAGGCTTTGAGAAGATCAAGGACGCAATCAAAAACTTCTCGGTCGGTGCTGTAGCCTTTAAAGCTGTCAGCTCTGCGATGAACCTTGTAAGCCAGTCGATGGATAAGGCTATTGACCGCTTCGACACCTTGCAACGGTTCCCGAAAGTCATGAAGTCGCTGGGGCACTCGTCAAAAGATGTAGCATCATCTACCAAGTTGCTTGCCGAGGGTATTGAGGGACTACCAACTACGCTTGATACAGTTGTAGGGACTACTCAAAAACTAACCTCTATGACTGGGGACTTGAAGAAGTCTACCAAGCTCACTCTGGCATTAAATAATGCCTTTCTAGCATCTGGTGCATCTACTGAAGATGCAGCGCGTGGTTTGCAACAGTACAGCCAGATGTTATCGGCTGGTAAGGTTGATATGCAAAGTTGGAAAACCTTGCAAGAAACTATGCCTTACGCATTGCAGAAGACCGCTGAAAGTTTTGGCTTTGCTGGTGCATCAGCGCAGAAAGACTTTTATTCGGCCTTACAAGACGGAAAGATCACGTTTGATGATTTTAGTAAGCGTCTGATTGAACTGAACAAAGGCACGAACGGCTTTGCTGAGATGGCAAAGAAAAACTCAGAAGGTATCAAAACATCATTCGGGAATATCGTTAATGCGGTAGCAAAAGGGATCGCAAACGTCATTGCCGAGTTTGACAAGATGAGCAAGGCGGTTACTGGTAAGAGCATCGCCCAGAACCTTGATAGCATTAAAGGAGCCGTAAACAGCACCTTTAACGTTATCATCAGTGTTATTCGTGGTGCTACTCCAGTTGTTAAATCGCTAGTCAGTGTATTAGGTTTTCTTAAACCTGTATTAGACCCGCTTATCGCTGTATTCACTGGTGTCGTAGGCGCTGTTTTGCTCTTTAAGGGAGCGATGCTGGGGCTGTCAATTATCAAGGGAATCGGTAGCCTAATTGGTACGCTTATCACTTCCTTGGTATCTCTAACCAGTACCTCGCTTGTAGCAACAGGAGCTACTACCGGACTAGCTGGAGCTTTGGCCTCTCTATCCTCTGGTGGAGTATTCTTGGTTGTCGGAGCTATCGCTGGTCTGGTGTCATGGTTGACGCAGGAAAGCGAAGCGTCCAAAGAGGCAAAGGCTAAGAATGAAGAGTTTAAACGATCCCTCGATGATCTACACGAAAGTGTAAATAAGGGGAATGAAGCCTACAAAGATCGCAGAAATGAAATCAAAGCTACGGCCGAGGATAACGAGCGACTAGTCAGAAAGATTGACGAATTGAACGCAGTCGAGAACAAGACTGCAGCTCAAAAGAAAGAGCTTGCGTCTGCAGCAGAAACCCTTAACTCGCGGATTGAGGGCTTGAATATCCAGTACGATAAAGCAACCGGCACGATCAACATGACCACGGACGCGATCCGTAAGCAGATTGAGATTGCCAAGGCATCGGCTGAGATTGAAGCTGCCAACGACAAAATGGTAGAGAATGCCAAGAAGCGTTATGAAATCAAGGATAAGATGAAGGAACTCGAAAAAGAGTACCAGAATACTATCAGAGAAACCGATGACGCAGAAAGTGGATTTTTTGCCAATTCGTCAGTAAGAGACGAAATCAAGAGCCAAGCAAAACAAAAGTACAACGAAGAAGTCAAGAAGTTACAGGACGATATCAAGAAAACTGAAGAGTCTGATAACGAATTAACGAATACAATCGTTAAGAATAACGAAACCAAGGCCAAATCTACAGAGGATGCGTCTGGTCGTATGATCTATACAATGGAGAATATGAACGATGCCCAGCGGAAAGCTGTAGAAATGATGCAACAAGAGTTTGCTAATCTCAAAGGCGAAGTTCAAAACGCTTTCCAAGCTATCGAACAGCAGACAGCCTTATCTGCAGATCAAATGACCGCCAACTTGCAGAAGAACATCGACGCAGTAGATAAGTGGTCACAGAACCTTGAAATTCTAGCGAAACGCGGATTAGACCAAGGTCTTATCGAACAAATGAAACAAGCTGGTCCTAAAATGGCCAACCAAACGCAGGCCCTTGTAGATGCGTCCGATGAACAACTAGGACGACTCAATACTAAGTGGACCGAGGCAGGAGATAAAGCTAAAGAAGGCTTCTTACGTAGTATTCACGCAACAGGCGAAGAACTACCACCCGAAATTCAAGCGATGGTAACAGCTATCGCTACTGAATTTAGGAAAGCACTTGCTGAGGCAGATTTTGAAACGCAAGGACGTGAAGTTCCTAAGAAAACTGCCGATGGTATGCGATCTGGAAAAGGTGACGTTCAAGAGGCAGCGTCCGAGCTGACAGAAGCATCTAAGCAAGCATTTAACAACTTGCCAACAGAAGCTAAGTATAGCGGTTCGCAAGTCAGCGGTGGATATGCCCAAGGTATCACAGATAACCAAGGCGCAGCACAAAGTGCTAGCGAATTGCTTAAGACGGCCTCTTTGGGAGTTCTTTCTGGACTCTTTGGTGAAGGGCAGGCGAAAGGTGCCGAACTTGGTTCTGGTGTCGCCTCTGGTGCTACTGGTGGAGCTGGTGCCGTACAAGCAGCAGCAGACACATTGAAGATGTTTGCAGTAACCGGCATGTCTGGATTAGAACCAGAAGGACAAGCCAAGGGTGCTGAATTCGGCACAGGAGTGGCTTCCGGAATCAGTGTTGGGCAACAAGTCGCGATAGGCGCAGCATCCGCACTGAACCTTGCTGTATCCGCTCAATTTCTCACAATGGGATCAAACGGGCAACAAGCCGGTTCTCAATTTGGTTCTGGTGTCGGCGGAGGTATCACTTCCACGCAAGGGATTGCAACTGGCGCAGCCGGCATTATGAAGCAGTTAATCAATGTTAGTGTCAGCTCGCTTGGTAGTGATGGTCGTAACTCTGGTACACAATTTGGTGCAGGAGTCGCTAGTGGTATTGCTAGTCAAAACGGCGCAGTACACGGCTCATCTAGCTCATTAAAATCGTCGGCTCATAATGGAATGGCTGGCGGTTATAGTGGTGGATATAGTGCTGGTATGGCGATTGGCGAAGGTATGATGAGCGGTATCTACGCTATGGCTGGATCGGTTGCAGCAGCAGCGGCCAGCATCGCAAGTAGCGCGGTTGCAGCAGCACGATCTACCTTGCGGATCAATTCGCCCTCGAAAGTATTTAGAGATCAGGTTGGTCGTGCGATTCCAGAAGGTATGGCAGTAGGTATTGAGAAGTACGGCTACTATGTAGACAACTCAATGACTGACCTTGCTAATAAGACGATAGAATCTGGCAAGAAATACACTGACGGCTTTGGCTTTAACTTGCCAGGTCGCGGTGATTTTGTAAGCGGTCTAACTGACACGCTAGCTTCACGGTTTGGCTATTCTGGCGGTGGAGTTTCGAATTCTAACGTCACAAACAACTACACACTTAACGCAAGCGGTACGGCTAATGACAATTTCTTTAGTCCAGAGAATATGCGACGGCTCTTGCGCGAACTTGCTTACTATACAAATTTAGAAGGAGGTAAAATGGCATAATGGGAACCTTTACTTTTAATGGTGTATCAAGCACCACTCACGGCTTGCGTGTAACCAGCGACTACGTTATTAACTCAACCGGTAATGACGTAGAAACAGTTGCGGTCCCCGGCCGTGACGGTGATCTATTGATTTCTAGGAATCGTCTTAAATCGGTTACTATCGAGTTGCCTTGTACCGTCCTTTCTAATCGCAATCTAACGGACGCAGGAAGTGAAATTAGTAACTGGCTCAATGTAGACGGCTATAAAGACTTGACTCTATCCTGGGACCCAGATTTTATCTACCGATCGGCATTTATTGAAACCTTTGAAATTGCAAGCCTTATGCGACAGTTTGGCAAGGTCAAGCTGAATTTTTTGACCTACCCAGTCAAATTTTACAAGCAAGGCCGTACCACTCAAACGCTCTCAAACGGCGCGACAGTCAACGGCCTCGGCAATGTTAAGGCAAATCCTGTTATCACGTTAGTGGGATCGGGTGACTGTACGCTTACTATCAACGGTCGTAAAACTAAATTGAGAGCTGTGCAGAACACGATCACGCTGGATATGCAGGCTAGACAGGTATTTAGTGGTAACCTACCAGCGTGGGATAAGGTCGTAAGAGCGCCACAATACCAAATGCCGTATTTGGACGCTGGTCGTAACTTGATAAGCTGGGACGGTGATTTTACGGTTAAAATGGCACCATATTGGGGGGTTAAGCTATGAGACCTATACTTTTTAATAAGAATGAGCAGTCATTTGATACGTACGGCCTCGGTGAGCTTAACGTAACCAAAGGTACGGTAACACGGGAACGCAATGGGAATTATACGCTATATGCTGAAATTCCCGTTAATGACCCGATGGTCTCAATACTTGAAAAAGAGATGAAGCTGAAAGCTGATGCTGGGCTAAGAACCAAAAATCAGACTTTCGAAATCTCACGGATCGTAAAGGATAGCAGCAACATTGTTAAAATCTACGGTCAGCACATCAGTCATAAGTTGGAATACATGGCCCTACGAAATGCCACAGCATTTGCTGGATCAGCTTATAGCGCCCTAGGTATCTGGAAGGGCGCGTTGATTGGTGACCTACGTTTTGATGTCTGGTCTGACATCCAGACGGTCGGTAAGGGTGTGTTTGACATCTCCAAAATGGCGAATGCACGGCAAGCTCTCGGTGGTGTAGAAGGCTCTATCCTTGACATCTATGGCGGTGAATATGAGTTTGACAATATGACCGTGCGACTGCATAAGCAGTTAGGTCGTACTGCCCCAACCGTTTTGGAGTATGGCCGTAATATCTTATCTGCCGAATCAGATGAAACAATCGAGAGTGCATACACTAGCGTGTTACCTTTTGCGACATACACACCCGATAAGCCAGAGGGCGACACTAGTGATAGCCAGCCCGATGCAGTGACCGTAACGCTCCCAGAGGATTACGTAGACAGTAAATACAAGGACCTATACGCATATCGCAGAATTAAGATCGTGGATTTCTCTAGCGAGTTTAAGAGTGATGGGAAAAATAAGGATATTCCAACAGTTGAGAAACTGCGTAAGATGGCCACTAATTACATGGATCGCAACGCAATCGGTAAGCCTAAGTTCAATACCAAGATCGAGTACGCTGATCTAGCACGCACACTTGACTATGCGGATCGAGGCTGGATTGAAGAAGTCGAACTATGCGATATCGTGCCTGTCTATTATCCACAGATTGGGCTGACCGATGAAACTTTGGAAATAACCACGATCACTTACGATTTTGTAAACGAACGAAACGAAAACGTGGAATTTGGTGATATTGGTACAAACGTTAGAGCGACTATGCAGAACGGTCTAGCTGGACGGGTAGATGATATTGCTAGGGCTCAACAAGATTTTGAGAATAGCTTGCCAGACTATCTTTTAAACGCTCAAGGTAACAAGGTTTGGTACAACCAACCAGACGACAAAGAGCATAAAATCGGCGATATCTGGTTTGAGAAAAACGGCATCTATGATCGCATGTATGTGTGGAACGGCGAAATGTGGGAGAAACGCATTGATACCGAAGACATCGACAAGATCAAGAAGGAAGTCGATAAGCAGTTAGAACAAGCCAAACAGTCAACTGCGATCGAAATTGCCAAGGCTGACGCAAAGGCACAAGAGGCGCTAGCTTTGGCTGGTACAATCCCAGATATGCCCACATTATCTGAGCAGATCAAGGCACAGGTTTTAAATAGCGCAGATTTGAGCCGAAAGGTTACAGAATCTCTTAACCAGGCAGATGGTGGGGTTATCTATAGTAAGATCTTCCAAAATATCAAAACCGACTTCGTCACTCAAGAGGATGTTAGCCAAGCCCTGACTGGTATCAATGAGGAACTTCAAACTCAAGTTGTAGAATTCCAAAAATTAACCGAATCTAACAAGATTTACGAGCGAATTATTGGTAAATCTGAAACAGACGCACCAGACAAGCTATCACGGCTTGTTATGTCTAGCCAAATCTTTCAGACTGAAGTCGGGCAATATGTCAATACTGATGGAGCCAACCTGCTAAACGGCTCAAAAGGCCCATTTAAACCAGACAAGAAGCCAGCTAACTTTGATAACAATATTTTGTACAAAGACAGCACGTCCATTTATATGGAACAAGGACAAGAGTATATTGTCAGTGCTAAAACAGACGGGAACTTTACGGCTCATCACGATGGTAACAAGGAATCCGATAACGTAGTCCTTTGGATTATGGACAAGAATGTCAGAAATTATCAAATTGTATCGGACCTCAAGACAGGTACCACAGGGACCAAGATCGTTTGGAATAAACCGACAGGAACTTATCACTTGCGTGTTAATACCTATCACAAAGATCCAGATAAGTTGAAATCGGTTTGGAATGTCAAAATTGAAAAAGGATCGATCAAGTCTGATTACACGCTGTCGTTAACTGATCAACTCAAAGCTGATCCATTGATCGAAGCCACACGGACACAAATGACGCTACTGGCGGGGTCGTGGGCAATCAAAAACCTAAACAGCAACGGTGACGTACTCAACTCAATCAATGTGCTTGCGAATGGCACGAACCGAATAGACGGACGATTAACACATATCACAGGCCAGACCGTGATAGATGAAGCCGTTATCGATTCCGCAAATCTAAAAAAAGTTTCAGCTAGCAAAATATCGGGTGGTGAGGCTGACTTTGCTAAAATCAACGTTGTCAACTTTGATGCTAAGAATGTGACGTCTGGGACGTTCCAAGGACTTGTCTTCCGCGGTGGTCGGATCGAAGCTCTTAATGGCAAGATGAATATTGATCTGCAGAATGGACAATATAACGTGTTGAGTGATGATGCTACTATAAGACGAATTGATACCAATTCATCACAATTTATCAAGCTAACAAAAAGTGGGTTTGTCGCAGAACGATTTAGAGATACCAACGCTGCACTCATGGTTTTTGGTACGAATCACAATAAAGATCCTAAAGAAGTTGAACGGCATGATAACGATACATTCGCAGGCATTCGTGTTTGGTCTGGTAAAGGCAATGGCGCAGAAGAAAGCCTTACTGAATTTATCGGTGACCGTGTATTGATCTACAACAACGGGCGCTATCGTAGCCCTTGGAACTTCCACGGGAATATGAATGACGGTAAGACTTACTTGCTACCGATGAACCAAAATAATGTGAAGCATTATATTGGCCGTGGCGACTTTTTCCTTGAGGGCATTTACTCACGACATTTTTATATGTCTGGAGGGACCGACATTGGTGTATACCTCTGGGATTTGCTGACTTGCCTCGGTATGCTCAAACGTCACGGCACAATTTCAGGCGCGTCTGGTCATATCCAAGGTGTGCTTGATAAATATGGATTTAGATAAAGAGGTAATTGATGAACACAGTAGATAAAATTGT